CGTAGTCGTTGCCGTCCCACACCACCGGCAGGCCCCTCTCGATCGCCTTCTGGCCAATAGGCCGCCCCGGCACGCGGTTTGGCCCCTGCTGTGGGCCAACAACGCTGCCCACCCTCAACCCCATCGCATTCAGCGGGCTCGATGCGGCAGTGTTATTGAAGATCCCGCCCGCGCCGGTCAGGTTGCCCGCTGCGGCGGGGTTCGCGAAGAGCCCACCGGGACCGGTCGGGTTAGCGGCTTGCTGCGCCCTGCCTGCGAAGTTCTTCTCCGCTGCTTGGATCGCCCGCGCCGCCGCCGGCCGCCACCCGCGTTGCACATTGGCGCCGCTGCCTGGTGTAGTGCCATTCAGGTCTGCGCTCTTGCCCCAGGGGTTCCCGGCCAGCACCGTGGCGTATGCCTGCTCAGGGGTCATCCCCGGCCTGAAGCCACGGTTTTTCCAATACTTGTCGAGCAGCCGCATCTGATCGACGCTGCCCATCTTCAGGATTGAATTGTGATCAACCCCCAGCTCACGGGCTGTCGGCCGCATGATCTGGAACAGGCCGTGGCCGCGATCACCACCGCCAACATCCGGCCCCCGCGCCGCTGTGTTGCCGCTGCTCTCGAACATCACCAGGGAAGCAGTCGTCCCCTGGGGCAGCTTGTATTTTTTGTCCAGCTCGCTGGTGGCCCGCAGTAGCTCTGGGCTCCACTTCGCGAAGTCCCCGCCGCTCTGCGTTCCGCCGGCCCCACCAGACAGGCTCCCCGATGCCACCGCATCGCTCGCCGCGGTGATCGCCTGCGCGATCTGCTGCCCAACGCTGGCGCCTGCTGCCTTGAGGATCTCGGCTGATTCGAGCGCACCCTTCTTCATCAGGTCGCCAACTGCCTGCCCTGCTTGCCGGAGGATCCCACCGGTCTGCCGGCTGTAGGCCAGCTGCATTTCACCCATCGCCCGCTCTGATTCGCGCTTGAAATCAGTCAGCCGGCGCTCCAGTTCGATCCTGCGCGTGGTGGCGTTGAACTCGATCTCGGCCCGCTTCCTCGCGGCCTGTTCCTTGTCCACCTCAACAGCCCGCGCCGCCTCCAGAGCGGTCGTATCGCCGCCACTGATGCGAGTGCTGAGGATCTGGCTGTCGATCTGCCCCAGCCGCTCTTTACTGGCGTTGGATGCCTGCAGCTGGGCCAGCTTGAACTCCTCACCCCGCCGTTCATCGGCGAGCGTGCGTTCCATGTCGGCAATCTTCTCCAGCTGCTGCCGCCTGAAATCGGCGACCTGTTCCTCGTAACCCAGCCGCGCCTCGGCCAGGCTCCGCTCGGTGTCCAGGTTGAGTTTCTTGACCTTCTCCGCGGTCTCTGCTGCCACCTTCCTGGCCGCAGCTTCTGCATCCTGCTTGGCCTTCATCGCAGCGCTGGCCGCCAGCTGCGCCCGCTCCTTCGCATCCGCTGCATCCGCCGCCGCCGGATCCTTCTTCTTTGATCGACCCGCCGCGGCCAACAGAGCCGCTGGACCGCCGATCCATGCGTTGTTTTCAAAGAACTGATTCGTCGCCTTCAGCAGCCAGGCGATCTCATTCACCAGTGCGCCAACAGGACCATCCTTCAGGCCCTGCATCGCGTCACCGATGGCATCAGTCACGACGATCACGCCATCGAGCACCTCGGTGATGCCCTCGATCGCGCTGATGATCGCGGGCGCTGCCGCTGAGCCGATCTTCTGCTGCAGCTTCTCCCAGCTGCCCTGCATCTGCTGCAGGGTCCGGTCGAGATCGGTGCCGCCCTTCTCGGCCCCCTTGTAGAAGCTCGCCCCCTCCTTCGTCAGATCCTGCAGTGCGCGGACGACGATCGGGTAGGTGATCTTCCCCTCCTCGGCCATTTTCATGACTTCGGCGGTGGTCTTGCCCGTCGTTTTCGCCAGGGCATCGAAGATCGGGATCCCCGCCATCCCGAACTGCTTCAGGTCAACGGTATAAGCCTTGCCCAGGCTGCTGATCTGGGCGAAGTTGACCGCGAACCGCTGCAGCTTCTCGTTGTCGCCCAGGGCGAGATCGCCCAGCATCTTCGTGGCGGCGCCAGCATTCTTCGCTTCGATGCCATAGGCGGCCATCGTCTTCGTGGCCTCCAGTAGGCCAGGCAGCCCCAGGCTGGTGTTATCGGCCGTCCGCTGGAGGCTGGCGATGATCTGGTTCGTAACCGCCACGTCTTTCGTGAACAGCGTCAGCTGTTGCCGGTTGCGGTCGATCTCGTTGGTGAACTTCACCGCCACGCCGGTCACCGCAGCCACGGCCACCGCTGCACCCACCGCCGCAGTTGCCACCGCGCCCAGCGCCATAGCGCTCGCGCCGCTGGCCGATGCCATTCCGGCCGCGCCCGACTCCATCCCCTTCATCTGCTGCTGAAGGTCGCCGATCTCCCGCTTCAGCGCCTCGCCGCCGATCCCGCCCTTGGCACCGAGCTGGATCTGCTTCCGATTGATCAGCGCCTGAATAGCGGCGATCTCAGCACCCATCGCTCGGTATTGCTGAGTCGTCGCCTGCGCCTGGGCCTGCGCATCACGCAGCCCGCGGTTCAAGGTGATGATCCCGTTTGCTGCCGCGCCAAGGCGGCCAGGGAGCACCCCGACCGCTGAATTGAGCACGTCGATCTTCGTGCCCTCGACCGTGCGCTTTAGCTCCTCGGCCTGCTTGTTGAACTGCTGTAGCTGCTGAGCACCCTTCGCCCTGAACTCAATATCGACGGCGTATACTGTAGACATATCAGTGCGCAGGGGTAGCAGCAGTGGCCAGGCTGGAGCACTCCAATTGGGATCAGCGCCGTCCCGGTCATGCTACCCACGGCATGACGGGCACTCCTACATGGCGATCCTGGATGTCGATGCGATCAAGATGCCATTATCCAGGAGATGTCAGCTTCAAGAACTACGGCGCCAGGGGGGTCAACGTCTGCGAGCGCTGGATGAACAGCTTCGAGAACTTCTACGCAGACATGGGTGAACGACCTGGCGGCACGTCGCTGGAGCGATTGGACAACGACGCCGACTATGCCCCGGAGAATTGCCGCTGGGCAACGAGGGAAGAGCAGGGCGCCAATCAAAGAACCAATCGCCTGATCGAATACAACGGGGAGACGCTCTCCCTCTCTCAGTGGGCTCGGCGAACAGGTCTAAGCAAGCACACGATCAGTGCCCGGATAAAAAGGGGCTGGCCAGTGGACAAGGCCCTGGCCACGCCCCTTCACGCCACCTGCGTGGGGAATCAGAACGCTCGCAAGCATTAACGGCGGCTCCTGGCCTTCTCCATCGCAGCCCGCTCACGATCGGCCCGCTCTGAATAGAAGGCGTGCCACAGAAGCAGCTCCTGTGGCGTCACCGATTCGCGTAGCTCAGAGAGCGTCTTCCCCAGCTTCTCCGCTACCACCATTTGCAGCATCAGCTCTCCGTCCGCGGCGAGTTCCTTCTGCAGGGCTTTTGAGATCGGTGGCGTCCTCAACGCCAGCCGCTTCGCTGTCGGCCTCGACGAACACCTTCACCTGGAGCTGTTCAAGCAGCTCGGCGGGTAGTTCGTTCTTCAGCTCAGCAACCTGGCCCAGGGCGAACATGGCGCGGCCGTTCTCATCGCGGCACTTCTGGATCATCAGCGTCAAGGCCACCTCATCGGGCTTGCGTGCATCCTTTTGGGCCTTCTCTCTTTCGGCCAGGGTCAGAGGTGTCGTGTAGAACTCGAACTCCTCACCGTTGGGCAGGTCGATGGTGCGGCGGCGTGGAGACATGTCCACGGCAGCCTTCAGCCTGGCGAGAGCGTTTTTCATCTTGATACCCCTGGGCATCAATAGCTTAATGGCACAGAAAAGCCGCAACCCAGGGGAGGGATGCGGCTAATCCGGTCGAGTGACTTGCTCGACCTATAGAGAGTAGCCGTACTAAATGACAGGCTCCTCAGCAGGGGCAGCAGGCTCCTCGACCGCGGGCTCAGTGGCCGCAGGCTCAGTAGCGGCAGGCTCTTCTGCCACAGGCTCAGCCGCAGGGGTCTCCACCACGGGCTCGGTAGCGGCAGGCTCCTCAACAGGGGCCTCGGCCACAGGCTCCTCGGTTACCACTGCAGGCTCCTCAACAGCAGCAGGCTCCTCGGTAGGCGCCTCAGCGGCAGGCTCGGTGATCACCTCAGCGGCAGGCTCTTCGGTCACCACGGCGGGCTCCTCAATGGGGACCTCAGCCACGGGTTCGGC